TTCCATAATCAAAGTACTTATGTTGTGTTAGTTCTATTACATCTATAATAGCTCTTTCAAGTTGTACAAATATTCTCTTATCTCCAACATAATTTTCTTCAACTTCATTCATAAGATTAAATAGTTTCTTCTTATGTTCTGTAATATCATCTTTTAAAATTCCTTTTTCTGTTGCTAATTCAATAAATGTTAATAAAAAATTCTTGTTTTGCTTTTCCATAAAAAAATACCTCCATTCAAAATATAATTGATAGAAGTACTCCCTTATGATATAATAGATTTCATAAGAGGGTAACTTCTTGTACCAAGAATAGTTTATTTATCCGCCAAGATAACTGATAAACTATTCTTTTTATTTCTCATCTAACTTTTTAATTCCTCTCCTTACTGCTTCCATTTGATTTACTTTTTCTTTCAAACAATATTCAGTTAATATTTTTTTACTTTCTTCATCAATTCTAACAGTTATTTTATAAGGTTTTGGATTATCTGTTGGACGACCTAATTTTTTAGTCAATTTCTCCACCTCCTTTTATGACTGTCTTAATTTTATATTATGACCGTCAAAAAGTCAAGAGAAATTTTAAAATTTACTTTTTTCTCTTTTAAAGTTATAATTCAATATAGGAGAGGGGGCTCAAATATTGAATTAGGAGAGGAGGGGTAAATCATGACTTTTGATGGTGCATTAGTAAAAGAACAAGGTGTTACTTTTGCTATAGTTGTTGTAAAATCTTCTGTTCTATCATCATCTACCAGAGAAGAAACAAGAGCAAGTTTCTCTCAATTTTTTCCTACTGGAACTCCAATAATTTTAATGGCACAAAATTCCAAAGGGATTCCAACTTACCATGGTAGAGAAGATATAGTTAAATTTTTAGCAAGTATTGATTTTAGAAGAATACCTTGGAAAAAATATACTGTTAGTTAGTTTCAACAGAGGGCAAAAGCCCTCTTTTTATATGATATCCACTTTTTAAATTATCTATAACTTCTAATTTTTCATTTATTAATATGTTCCCAATCCAATTATCTTTATCATCATAAATTGGTAATATTATTCCTTTTTCATCTTTCATAAATCCTCCAATAAAAAAAGAGCAGTTTAAAACTACTCTTAATTTAATTATTTTATTTGTTATTTATTTTTTAATTGACTAGCTTTAAATTCTGCTATTGCTTTTTTTATTTCAGCTAGTTTTATATTTCTAGCTACTATCTTATCGTTTTTATCAACATAATCTATCATAAGTAAATATCCTTTTTCCATATCATAGACTATGTTTTTAATTATTCTTGCATTTATAGCACTATCTGCATTACAACTTATAGTTTTTTTATCTTTTTGAATTTTATATTTTAATGTTCTATTGTATCCACTATCTACCATAAACCCTACTTCATCTTCTGTTTCACTAGCAAAACTAGAAGTTTTTACAGTTATAGCCACACAATCAAAATTTTTATAATCCAGTTGCAATGTGCAATCGTTATCTTTATAAACTATACTTTTTTCATCAGAAGATTTACCATTTATAATTTTTACACTTCCAAAACTAATAGTAGAAATAAAAATAAATATTATTAATAAAATTTTTTTCATAATACTCTCCCTTTATAAAGCGATATTTTTTTCAATTAGCATTTCCTACTATTATAGCAAGTCCAACAACACTAAATACAACTAAAGCAGTAATTCCCATAGATTTAAAATATCCTAACTTTTCAGTCCATTTATAATAGTTTCTAATATATATTACCATTATTATGAAAATTATAAATCCTAATATTTTTATCACCCCTTTAAGTTTTTTTATTATAATAGTATTAGTAAAAATTTTTTCATAGCACTAAAATTCATTAATATTTTATTTTCTTTGAATTGCCTCTCTAACAGTCCAACATTGAATTGTATCTCCAACTAATCTAATTTTTACAACACTAGCAAAATCAGCAGTATCTACTAATTCAACTTCTAATCCTGGTTTTAAATATCCCCCATCACCGCTATTTATCAATTGATTCATATATTTTTTTAAAGCAGGCATATCCTTTGAATTAATATACATAAATATATCATCCAATTGTTCTTTGGTTCTCGTATAAGGGAATGTACCATTCTTAGTAATATATCTTGTAGCACCAAAACTAATAGCAGAAATAAAAATAAAAAGCACAAATAAAAACTTTTTCATAAAACTTCCCTCCTAAAATGAATTTAATATGCTATATTATAGCATTATTCTTTTAAAAGGTACATATAGAATAAATCTTTTTCTGAGAGTTTTCTAAGTTCTTCTAATTTATGTCCTCTATTCAAGTAATGAGCGACTGTACTTAATTTCCAGTCGCTCTCTATTAGTTTTTTGTTTCTTCAACAATACTAACTAAATCTTTTTCTCCATATCCAGAAACTACTAAGATTAAATCTGCTAGTCTATAAATAGTTGGGTCTTTTAAAACTTTGCTTACAACAGAAACAGGATTACTCTTACAACCTAGCTTTTCTATTAGCTTATCATCTCTAAAAATAGAACAAGAGTTATAAATTACTTCTAAATCCTTATCTTTTTCTTTAGATAAGACTCCATCTAATTCTTTTACATAGATTTTTACTTTTTCTCTTTTATCACTATTTATTTTTTTACTATTTTCAAGTAGCATCTCAGCTGTAATTAACATATAAGCCTCCTATTTTATATAATTTTCATAAGCTAAATCTTCTGGTGTAAATCCGAATGGATATTCTTCCTCTACAATTTCTCCTCTAGCGATGTTGATTAAATCTATTGAATTGAACCATACATTATCAAGAGAGATTCTTTCTTCTTGTTTTCCAGGTGTATCTGGGTCAGCTAGATTAGTCACTATTCTAACTCTAACATCTCTCCCTTTTACTAATTTTTCAAGTATCTTTTTACCTCTCGAGTATACTTTTTCAAGAGTAACACTACCTTCACCTTTTAAAGCTACAATTTTACTATCAACAGATAAGCCTAATTGTACATCTTTTCTGTCAGCTGTTACTTTAGCATTTACTTTTGTAAATTCTGCTATTTTTTCATTATCTATCCAAAGAGTCCCATGAGCACCAGCAATAGTATGATAACCTCTTATATTTGTATCTGCCATTATAACCTCCTATCACATCTTTATAACTAAGCTAAGATTTGCCATAGTATCTGCAAATCTAACATCACCAGTTAAGAATACATCATCTCCAGATGGATATTTTAAGATTTCCATTTCAGTCATTTCTTCTGAGTCTTTTCCATCTAAAACAATTAATCTCTTTTGTGCTTCTAAGTCTATTTCAATTTTATTATCATAGTCTCCACTTAATACATTTGGAGCCATTTCTTTAAAATAAACCTTAGTAACATTAGAACAGAAATTCATTTTATTATTGTAATCATTTATATAAATTCCTAGCCAATAATTTTTAAATGTATCTCTTATATCATCAGTTATAAAGCACATCCCTTCAACTATTTTGATTTTTCTTGTATCTTTCTTCCAAGTGCTATCAAAAGTAGTTTTTGAATTTACCCCATAATTAACTCTAACTTTTTCATCATCATTGTATAGAGAGAATTTACCAAGTTTTGGCTCAAAGTAATCTACTTCTTTTAAATCGGACATAACAAAGTTATCAGCCGATCTATTTATTGGCATTCCTGCTATAAGTCCTGCTATTGCAGGTGTGTATTCTTGAGCTGTAAAATCTCCATAAATAGACTTATAAGTTCCTGTATTTCCAAGCTCTACTATTGCAACATGATCTGTATTATTAGCAAAGCTAGATACATATTTAACAGTCTTCCCTATTGCTCCATCATTTCCAAATACTTGTTTAGTCCAAGTTACAAGTTTTTGGTCATCTGCTTGTTCTGCTCCAGGATACGCTAACCAGTGCATTTTTCTTTCTTTAAATTCACCTAGAACATCATCTATATTTTCTCCTGTTTGCAGCACTCTTATTAATACTTTCTTAGCTCCATAGTGCATTGCTAATTTAATGTACTTAGCATTTTTAGCATCCCATTCTTTCTCTTTTAAATCTGCTATAGTTTTTAGAGTATTCCATTTTGTAGTTTTCTTAGTATCTTTTAATATTAAGCAAACTATGCCTCTTTCACTTCTTTGTATAGCAGTTGTTGCAAGAGTTCTAAACTCTATATTAATGTTTGGACTTGCTTTTATTTGTCCTACTTCATTTCCCATTAATTGCTACCTCCTTCTATAAATCTTAATTCCAAATCTTTCATAAGCTCATAATCATAAGGTTTTCCATATAAGTCATATAAACTTAATGTAAAGACATAATGACCAACTCTATCTACAATTTTTATATCTGTGTTTCTTAGAGTTAAAAATCTATCTAGTACATGTAAAACCTTTTTACCTTCTATTTCCAAAGCATCATCTAAGTTTTCTAAATTTTCTAATATTTCAGAATTAGTAAGTTTTCCATTAGTTTTTGGAAAATAGATAACATCAATATCTATTGTTTTTAGCTCTCTATACTCAGAATTAAATTCTTTTTTATAACTAACTAAGTCAATATAAAAACAAGGTTTTTTGACATTATCTATATCCTCACTGTATGGGTTTATTTTTAATTTTTCAGAAATAATATTATTTAATGCATTTCTTATATCTATCCATTTCATTTTTTTATCAATCCTCCATAAAAATTTTTTAAATCTTTATAGAATTTAATTTGCCTCATAGATACAGCTGTTCTAAGCATAAATCTACCTTTAACAAATTTTGTTTTGCTTCTTCCAACTCTATGACCATACTCAACATGATGAGCGTAATTAGTCATATTAAATACAATTTGAGAGAATGTATTTCCAGTTAATCTTTTTCCATTTTCTCTTTGCCAAGCATTTTTTAAAGTTCCAGTGTC